GACGTTGTCGCCGTTATGACCGCAGGGTTCTCGGCCGTCCGTTCCAGGATGCTCGGCATCCCGACCAAGACGGCCCCGCTGCTCGTCGGGTTGTCGGTCAACGAGATGCGGGCTAAGCTGGTCGAGGAAGTGGAGGAGGCGCTGCAAGGTCTGGCCAATGCGAAAGTCATCTTCGACCGTAAGGGCAAACGCTAACCGTCTCGCTCGTGACGCGCTGCGCGAGGCCTTCCACGTCCTGACCCCACCCCCGAAGATGACGATCTCCGAGTGGGCCGACGACCGGCGCTTCCTGAGCCCCGAGTCCTCGGCCGAGCCGGGCAAGTGGAACACCGGCCGGCTGGAATATCTGCGCGGGATCATGGACGCGGTCGGCGATCCGTCGATCCACACGGTCGTCATCAAGACCGCCTCGCAGGTCGGCAAGACCTCGGCCCTGGAGAACGTCCTGGGCTATCATATCGACCTGGACCCTGCCCCTATTCTCCTCGTGGTTCCGACCTTAGAGCTGGCGGATGCCTACTCGAAGGACCGGCTGAAGCCGATGATCCGGGACTGCCCGGTGCTGCTCGCAAAGGTCGGCGATCCCGATCTCCGGAACCACGACAACCGGCTCCGCCACAAGATATTCCCAGGCGGTCACCTGACCCTGGCCGGCGCGAACAGTCCGGCCTCGCTGTCGGCGCGCCCGATCAGGATCGTCCTGGGCGACGAGATCGATCGATGGCCCGTCTCGGCCGGCGACGAGGGCGACCCGCTGAAGCTCGCAGCGAAGCGCACCGAAGCCTTTTGGAATCGTCGGAAGGTGTGGTGCTCGACGCCGACCCGGAAGGGGTTCTCTCGGATCGAGCGCGAGTACGAGGCCAGCGATCAGCGGCGGTTCTGGGTCCCGTGCGGGCACTGTGGGGACTATCAACTGCTGATGTGGGCGAGCGTCCGGTGGGAGAGCAAGCAACCGAAGACGGCCGTCTATGTCTGCGAGGCGTGCGGCACCGTCTGGGACGAGAGGGACCGGCGTCTGGCGATCGAGCTGGGCGAGTGGCGGGCCGAGAAGGAGACGAACGGCGTCGCCGGGTTCTGGCTCAACGGACTATACAGCCCGTGGACCGTGCTGCCCGAGAAGGTCCAGGAGTTCCTCGACGCCAAGGGGAAACCCAGCCTGCTCCAGGTGTTCACGAACACGTTCTTGGCCGAGGAATGGGAGGAGGACGCGGAGCGGATCAATGCCCACGGCCTCGCGGAACGCGTGACCAAGGAGTACGAGGACGGGGGCGTCGCGCCGAGTGGGGTCTATGTCGTGACGGCCGGCGTCGACGTCCAGGACGATCGCCTGGAGATCGAGCGGGTGGGCTGGGGACGCGGCGAGGAGTCGTGGTCCTTGGACTACACGATCCTCTATGGCGACCCCTCGACCTCGATGCTGTGGAAGGACCTGGACGAGCTGCTCACCACGAACACGGTGACCCAGGACGGGCGTCAGATTCCGGTGAACGCGACCTGCATCGACACGGGCGGGCATCACACTCAGGCGGTGTATCGGTACGTCAAGAGGCGGGTCAACCGGAAGGTGTACGGGATCAAGGGGGCCTCGAAGAGGGGGCTGGCTGTCTGGCCCAAGCGGGCGAGCAAAACGAACATCGGCAAGATCGAACTGTGGCTCATCGGAGTCGACGCGGCGAAGGATGAAGTGTATGGAAGACTCAAGATAGACGAACCCGGTGAGGGGTTCTGTCACTTCCCGGCCGGCCGTGATAGTGAATACTTCAAGCAGCTCACGGCCGAGCGGGTCGAGACACGGTACGAACGCGGCACACCCTATCGGGTGTATGTCAAAGACCCGTCGGTCAGGAACGAGGCGCTCGACTGCAGGGTCTACGCCTACGCCGCACTCGAAGCCCTCAACGTACGATGGGGCCGGCTACTGGCGGCGGTCCATGCGGTGTCGCCTGAGCTTAGGAGCGACCAGGACGACGAGCCACCGCCTTCGCCCAGGCGTCGCAGGAGCCGGATCGTGAAGTCGTCCGTGGTGATATAAGGAGCACGAGGATGTCGGCGTTTACTGACTGGACGGTCACCGAACTCGAAGGGTTCAGGAAGGAACTGGGGCAGGCCATCGCGACGGGAGCGTCTCGGGTCAGGTTCATGGATCGTGACGTCACCTATCGGAGCCTGATCGACATGCGCCAGACGGCGTCTGACCTCGACGCTGAACTGAATGCTCGCTCCGGAATTAAGACGGCTCGCAGGTTGCACGTCATCTCTGAGAAGGGGTTCGCATGAAAAAGGCGCGGATCAAGTGCCGAGTCAAGGGCACCCGGCTCTACGTCGAGGCGTTTAGCAGCTCGATCGGCCCATCGGGAATTGCCTATGACGCAGCGGGTCACGGTCGCCGGGCCAAGTCGTGGCACGCGAGCAGCGCCGGGCCGAACGCGGTCCTCTCCTACGGCCTCCCCACCCTGCGGAATAGGTCGCGCGATGCCGTTCGCAAGAACGGATTCGCGGATCAGATCATCTCGGTCCACGAGACCAACCTCATCGGCACTGGGGTCCGTCCTCAGTTCAGGACGTCGGACAACGGGCTGAACCGAGAGCTGGCTGAACTGTGGGACGACTGGATCGAGGAGAGCGATGCCGATGGCATCCTGCCATTTTACGGGCAGCAGGCCCTGATGGTCAGGGCGATGGCCGAGGGTGGCGAGGTGTTCGGCCGCTTCCGGGTCCGACGCCCTGGCGACATGGTCACGGTCCCCCTCCAGATTCAGCTTCTCGAACCCGAGTATGTTCCGCTCGACAGCTTCAGCGCGATCGTTAACCGCGACATCCGGCACGGCATCGAGTTCGATGCCAGGGGCGTCCGCGTTGCCTATTGGATGTATAAGAATCACCCGAACGATCTGGCCATCCTGGCCCGATCCTCCGCCGATCTGACGCCGAAGCGCATCGGCGCGTCCGAGGTCATGCACGTCTATGAGTGCCGGCGACCCGGAGCGATCAGGGGCGAGCCCTGGCTGACCCGTGCGCTGATCAAGCTGCGAGATTTGGATAAATATGACGACGCCGAATTGATGCGCAAGCAGGTCGCCAGCCTCTTCGCCGGCTTCATCACCAGACCCGAACCCGGCGAGGAGGGCTTCGAGGGCGATGGCACGGGCTCGCGGCTCACCGTCGAGGCGGACGGATCGGCCGACGTCGTATTCGAGCCGGGGATGCTCGCGACCCTGGAGCCCGGAGAGGAGGTCACGTTCAGCAACCCGAGCGAGGTCGGGAATAGTTACGCGCCATTCATGACTCAGCAGATGCGAGCGGTCGCCGTGGCCGGCCGGATTCTCTACGAGCAGGCGACCGGCGACTACAGCAAAGTGAACGACCGCACGTTCAGGGCCTCGGTCAACGAGTTCCGGCGCTGGGCTGGGAAGGTCCAGGCGTCCATCGTGGTCCACCAATTCTGTCGGCCCACCGTCGAACGCTGGCGCGATCTGGCCGTCCTGGCCGGCATGATCGACCGCCCGGCCGCGATGGAGGATCGCGACTTCGCACGCGTCAAGTGGGTCTCGCAGGGCTGGTCCTACATCCACCCGGTGCAGGAAGTCGACGCCCAGCTCAAGGAGATCGAGGGGATGCTCCGCCCACGCAGCGACGTCATCGTCCAGCGTGGCGACAACCCGGAGACCGTGGACGAACAGATCGCGGCGGACAAGGAGCGCGAGGAGGAGCTGGGCATCAAGGCCACGCCGGCCACGCCTCCTCCTGGCCGACCGCCGATGACGCCCGACGAGGAGGACGACGCGGCCGACGCGGCCGACGCCGCCGACAACCAAGAGGAGGATCGGGCCGTTGCTTAACAGGACCGCGCTGCTGCAAAGGATTATCAACACGCCGCTGCTGGCGACCCAGGAGAAGGCGGAGGTCGTCGTGTCGGTTCTATTGAGGCGGGCCGGCGTCGAGGTCACGATCGAGGCTGGCGAGGACGTCATGGCCCCGGCTCGCAGCGCGGGCCCGCTGCAGGAGGCGCGCATGGTCTCGCGGCACGGTGATCACCCCTACCTGTTCGACCCGGACTCCGGGATCGCGGTGATCGAGGTGATCGGATCGCTGGCCCATCGCCAGGGCCACCTCGGAATG